GGAATCTTTGCCGAAGTCACCATCTGCTGCGTTTTCTGAGATGGATAGTTCCATACCTCTTCTAAACACATGGTTTGCAGCTAAAGATCCTCCGAAAGCACCAACAACTACATCAATTGTAGTTCCTACTGCTCCACCGATTTGAGATGATTTTGTCACTGGTAATCCCCAAATTGTAGGTGTTCCTGCTAATGCAGATGCACCTAACATAAAGTTGTTGTTACCATCGACTTGAGCTACGAGAGCATTATAAGCAGCTGGGCTCATAAGTACTGCGTCTGGGCTCAATTTACCATTTACCTCAACATCTTTTATACCATCCAAAACTGTTCTTAACTTACCACCTGCTGTTGCTGGGAATGCTCCTGCGGTGTAGGTAATTGTATTGATTCCTGCATGCTGAGTAAGTCCACGAATATTAGGTGCTACTGCTCCACCGATTAAGAATTGTTTTTCTAATCTTTGCATAACGTGATTAGCAAGTCTGCCATCAAAATATGCTTGTGCTCCTGCTTGATCTTCAAGCAACTCTGCTGTAATAGGTAGAGTTGTGATGAATTTCGAGATAGGTGCTGTAACAGCTGTGTATGTGAATGCATCCTCTGGTGCAGCACTACCTTCAGCTTTTTCAGCAGCGTTGTTTGTAGCTCCTTCTTGTAAGAAGTAATAAGTTGTTTGATCAGTATTTATTGAATCGACAAGATCTAATGCAGGATTAGGATCTGGCTCTATTGCAGGAATAACCTGTTGATAGATAGTATCTCTAGTCCATACTGAAGTTGTTACAGTTGTCTTTGTTTCAAATGGAATGTTTGTCAATCCATGATCTACGAAGCTCTTGTATGCATTAGAATCAAGAAACTGTTGACCTAGTGATTTAGGTTGCTCGACCTCTGGCTCTTGATAGATTGGTGCAGTTTTTGCAACTTTTTCATCTACCTTCTCGTTAGATTCTTTAATTTCCTCTAACTGTTGGAGTTCAGTGATTGAGTCCCCAAGATCAGCTAACTCTTGGTTTCTTCTTTTAATCTCTTCTTTTTGATCGGATGATAGTTCTGACATTTCCTCAACAGAATCAAATATTTCTGCTAACTCTTCTGACTTAGCAGCTTTCTCATTTCTGAGTTCTTTTATGCTTGGCATATTTTATCTCCTATTGATTTCTAAAAATGTTCTTTTGAACTTCTAAAAAAAGCTCATCATCTTTAACAGCATCATATCCATATACCGATAGAACATCCTCTAGCTTGTTATAAACAGCTGTTAGACCTTCTAAGTATTTAGATAAGGTGTCTGTAGATTTAGAGCTTAATGTTTTCTTTTCAGAGTTCCTCAGAAGTGCTAGATCTTCCATTCTCTCTGTGAATGCTTTGACTCCTTCAAGTGAAGCCACCGCTTGATCTCCAAGCCTCATTCCCTGTTGGGATGATTGGTCGTTACTTGCCACGTCCTCGCCTGAAACTTTACCTGCATAAGTTAGACTTGTATCGTCTTCTGACTCATGCTCTTGACCTGTTGCTCTTGTATAGTCGTCCATATTCGCACACGGCATATAAACTGTCTCGCCGTCTTTTGTGTGCTCGTGATGTCCTGAACAACCTAATTCTTTAGCTCTTGCCTCTGCCTCTTCTATTGTTGTATATAGATCATCGCCAAGTGCTCTTTTTTGATCTTCTGATACTTCCTCAAACTCTGTATCGACTTCATCTACTTCTTCCTCTTCAGGATCGTCTAAAGTCTCTAGACCAGACTTGAGTGCTTGTACAAATGAATTCTGTTGTGCTCCTACAAGCACTGGGGATACCTCCCAGACTTTTACATCTTCTAAAACTCTAACTGGGACTTCCTCCCCTTTAGAATCTATATGAGTCCCCTCTTCAGATTTCAATACCTGAAAGCCATAACTAAACTGCTGCATATCTCTCATAGCTTTGACAGTCTCGTATGCTTCTTTACCTGCCTCAGTGTTCAAGAAGTATCCTTTGAAAACAGCTTTTTGATTATCTGACTCTATAACTCCTCGTCCTATAACCTTACTCCAATCGTGATTCCAAACTAAAGGCACTTTGTTTCCTACATAACCTGATCGTAGTGCTCCTGCCTTTGTTACATCGTTATCAGAGTCAACAGTATCAAATAATGAAAATACTGCTTCTAAATATCTAACATCCCCATCCTCTTTAAGTTCTATTGGAGTGCTTTTGTAAACCAGATCGTCTGGTCTTTTCATCTCGTTACTCATCTATCACCTCTATGAACGCCTCTGTACATCTACAGTTGACAACTAACCCTGCTGGTGCTTTAGGATCTAGCGGTCTATCTAATTTTATACCATTATACAGATAAAAACTATTCAGAGGAACTCGCTGGTTATCTAGAATAAAGTGTGCATCTCTAACAAGACCATCTCTTTGAGATACCCATTCCTTCTCTAGCCTTTTACCTGTTGACTTTGCAGCACGTTGCTGAGCCCACGAGGATGCTTTACCAACCTCAGTTCTTGCGATAGCTTTAGCTCTCCTTAAAGATTGTCCGCCTAGTTCTTTGTTGATCGCTCTTGTTAGCTCTCTAAAGAACTTGTCACCTGCCTCAGTACCTGCTGTTATGTTTGTTATTCCTAACTTTTCAAACTCTTTCAATTTATTACCGACTATTGTTGATATTCTCTTCTTTGTAGTTTTATTTAGATCTTTCATAACTGATCTAGCATTCTCTTGTAAAAATGATGCTGCCTGACCATCTTGAAACAATGATCCTACTGCTGCTGGAACGTTACGCTGACCTCTGTAAAAACCATCTTCCACTACCTTTTTGAGCGGTCTAGCAGCAGGTAAAAGTAAAGCAACCTCATCAAATACAGTCCTAACTGCGTCCTCCTCTGGAATGGTAACACCAAGATCTACAGGATCTGCTGCCTTTGGTCTTTCCGCTTTTGGAAACAAGTTGTCATAAGCTCTAACAGAAAAGTCGTCACTTAGACTATAAAAGAAAGGTAAAAGCTCTCTCTCAAACTCGGTGGCATCTATTACTTTATCTGTATTAGTTTCAAGTGTTGCTATATCAGAGCTAGATTTTACAGCTTTGACTATTTCTCTTCTTTGTCTGTTAAGTTCTTTTGCATATATATTAGAAAATAGATCCTCCCAACGTTTCCTTAGATCGTCGATATTTTTCCAATAGATACTTTTTTCCTCTTCGGTCTTATACCATTTGACTGGTGGTATTTCCCATCCATAAAACTCGTAACTAATACTTTTCTGTTCTAACTTTTCAACTTCTTTCTCTGCCCACTCCATAGCTCTCATCTTGTTGCTATTATCGATATCGCCTCCCCAGAGTAGCCAAGCGACTTGTCCAGCGGTTGGTTTTTCACTCTCTCCTGATAGATAATCATCCGCATCAGGACTATCTAGATCAGATTCGTGACGAGCAAACCAAGCTGCCATCCTAATTACTTTATTATCAGAGATCTCACCATTTGCCATAAGTCTTGCTTCACGCTTTGTGCGATCAGTCAAACCTGCACCTGCGAACTCTAAAAGATCTAAACCTCTCTGTGCGTTCTTTTGTATATAGTCTGGGACATCTTCGACCTGTTTGTACCTAGATGGTTTCTTTGGTTTTTTTGGTTTTTTCTTAGGCTTCTTCGGTTTGCCATACTTTTCATCAGATGCATCTGGATGATCATCTGGTAGTAAATCTCTATCGAATGGTGTTCTTGGAAACTTACCTGTTTTCAAAGCCTTTAGAAACGCGTTGACTCTTGCCATAGCCCACTGATCAGCTGACCTTACATTACCTCGAACAGATGATGGATTGTTTCTATATGCTCCAACTCCTCTTTCAAAAACTTTACGCAGCATACTCATAGTTGCTCGATATTTGGGATTATCTGCGTTATGCTCTTCCATCTTATTTTTAAGCGCTTTTTCTACACGATCCGATAGTTGTTTATTTTCATCAAGTATATCTTTGATCTTTCTAAGTCTTGATACTTCAAGCTCAACTACTCTATCGGTTACCTCGTGAGATCCATCCTCTAGGATCGCATATACTTTTATTCTTGCGGTCTCTTCCATAGAGTTAAGAGACATAATTATTCCATGAGATGTTGAAGGAGGATCTGGATCTTTAGGTATAGACCAAGATACAGAGTCCCCTACTGATAGATCGCCAAACGCAGCTTTATATCTTTCAATTTGCCTTAGCCTTCTCTCTGCTTCTTTTCTAGTTGCATAACATCCAAACTTTCTCTTTCCATCCTTTGAATATACGCAGTACTTTCCGCCTTCTTTCTTTATCTTTTTATCCTCAAGCCAACTCACGTGTACTCGTTCCCCATCGGCTAATATCACATAAGCCTCAACCTGTTCCTCATCTTTGCCACCACTTTTTAGAGGAGCTGTTTGTGGATCGTCAATAGTTGGCTCTCCAACAGGAACTTGTCCCTGAAATACTCTAGGCTCAGATCCATCCGCTGGAACTTCAACCTGAGTAAGTGCTCGTAAATAAACATCCATATTAGGATCATCACTTACAAATCCTGTTGCTTTTCGTGCTTCTGCCACTGTAATAAAACCTGCTTGTAAACCTCTAACTACCTTATCCATCTCTTGAAGTTCATCTTGTGCTAGTGCTCTAACATCAGATAGATCATACTTCATCTCATAAGATGGATCATCCTCGAAGTCAACTTTCAAAAGTTGATTAGTTAGATCTGATGCGACGTTTTTCCACATAGGTATTAGCTTCTGCTCTGTAAAAAACTCACGTAGCTCAGAGGTGTTAGAGTAAGTTGATCTCTCTAGACCGCTACCTAGACCTGCTAAAATTGCAGGTACTCCTAAGACAGCACTGATTCTTTCCTCATTGATATATCGTAGCTTTCCGATCTCTAGATCTTTAGGACTAAAAGATAGTGTTTGTATATCTACCTCTCCTCCAGATATAACTAGGGGACGACCTCTATTCTCTCCACCAAACCTTCTGCCAAAGACATCAGCTATTGTATCTGCCTCTTCTGTTGTCATCGATAGATCGTTTTTTGGACTTATAACAACCGATGGAACACCTGTATTTTTAACTAATGCTGCTGCCATTTGAGATGCAGCAGAGTCCCCTAATACTTCAACCATCACTGATCTAAGCGGAGCTAATCCTCTCCTATGATTTCTAGGATCTATTTTTTCTCTAAGATGGATCATATCTTCACGTTTTACATATAGATTCTGTCCTTTTTGCTTATATTCATAGTGAGTTATTAGTTCCTCTTGATTACCTTTGACCTCAACGTTTTCTGGAATAAGCGGATATAATTGTACAACTCCACCACTCTCGTTTCTTAGCTTCATAATAAAAGCATCGCCTGAAACTGATATTGATGAGATTATGTATTGATTGAGAAGGTTGCCTGAAAGATAAGGACTAGGTGCTTTAAGCAAAGTACTTGCAGGATGGTTTAATATTTTCTCAGATCCCTCTGGACTATTTTGATAAACCTCTATTGGTGGCTCTGAAAAAGCTGTTCCTAGAACATTAAGACAGGCTAACGCAGCTGAGTTACCTTCTGGTGACATTTGGTTAGTTCCACTAAAATAACCTATTTCTGTATTGTATGGGAATACAACCTGCGATGTTGGAAAGTTGTTATAACTTTTTGTATCTACCCTATTGTTTTGTTGCGAAAAAAAATCTCTTATATTATCAGCAAGTCCCAATTATGTCACACTCCATTTAGTTGCTCTAACTATGCCATGTCGAGCTGCGTATGCCAGTGCATCAACTTGATCATCATGAGATCCACTCGATGGGAAGCTAGTTAGTTCTCTCTCAAATTCTAACAACCATTTGGCATCTCTCAAAAAATAGATCGTACCATTTTCAACTCCTGCTGCTGCTGGAACAGCTCTGGCAGTTTTTGATTTGTCAGCTTTTAAGTTTTTTATAGGTAGTCCCATCCTTCTTGCCATCTGGATAATACCTAATCCAAAACTAGAATCCTCTACACCAAGCCAAGCCATACTCCACTTATCTATCATCAGCTCTATCTTTGGCAGTAGCTCAGGTGCTTCTAATCTAGCTCTTAGTATATCAAGGATTAAAAGTTTGCCGTCATTTGTAGCACCAACAGTCATAATCACTGAGTAGTCTGCTGTCTCTTTTACAGATAAAGCGGTATCCATAGTCCCAAAAATAGAAAGATCAGATTGTTTATAGATCTCGCCATCAACTAAATACTCTGGATCATCCTGATCTATTTTTTCAAAGT